TACATCAAAGTATTTTGGACTACCATATCTAAAAACATTTTCAGTTAATGAAAGACTATTATCAATATGATATTGTAATTCTTCAGATATTACGGTTTTTTCTTTAGTGTATGACCTTAAAACCGATTCGATTAATTTAGTGTTATCTACTAAATCCTCATCTTCTTTTTCAGGTTCAGGTAATGGTAATTTTACATCATCAAAAGAGTCTAGTTTTTTTGGTTCTAATGGTGGGTCTAATAAAAATCGTTGATTAATCCAATTTCTTAATTCATTTTCAACAAAAAATTCAGGAACAGGTTTATCGTCTGGCTCGTTTGATGCTATTTCTGAAATATGATAAGCGAATTTTAGTTTGTTTTCATTATTCATTAAATTCATTAACCCATCACTTATAAAAAATATTTGACTAAACGGGTCCACAGGATTAATATCTCCTTCAGCAAAACTAAATACCTTCATAATTGCCTTCGCCCACCAAGATTTATAGGATGACGTTTCTTTTAATGTTGGACCTAATAGTTTATTAAGGGCTCTAACTGCAGATGTAAACATTCCCGCTACGGCAATTTGTGGTATAAACCAAGGCATTAAACGTATAAATGCTTTAAATCCACCTTCACCTACATGTTTAGCTAATCTTTTATTTTTAGCTCCGTTAACGATACCTCTTAATTGTCCAAAAGTGATAGGTCCTTGAGCGTTACAGAATTTTTTAGCGTCACAAATACTTTTAACTACTTTACTTGAAACATTAACGTCTTTCATGTCGTCTTCAATAATTAAGTTTACTAACCTATCTATTGCTTCATTCTTTTTTTTATAGTTTTTCACTTTAATTCTTGTTGGTTTTTGACCTTTTCCTGTTTGAGTGTCTTTCTTTTCTTTTTCTCGTTTTCTACGACAAGCCGAATCTTTATCTTTCTGTGACATTTTACCCGCAACACCTGCACCTCTACACACAGGATATGCTCCTTTGTCGGCATCTCCACGACCACATGGTGGGTGTCCACCACCCTTTTTCTTTTTACAAATATTAACCCACGGACCTTTCGGTTGAGAAGAACCTTTCTTTTTTTTCTTTTTTCCGAACCATACGGCTAAATCTTCTGTTAAAATATATTCACTCATACTTGATTATTACTATACTTCAGTTATCTATTAATAAATATAACAAGAAATAAACTTATTCATTAAATAAAAAAACAAAATGGCTAAAGCTAAAAAGACAACGTCTGACGAGACAAAAAAACCAACAGCTAGAAAGACAAGAACTAAAAAAACAGAAACTAAACCTGTAGAGGAAAAAGTAAATGATGTTTTAGAAGGACAAGACACTGAACAACCTGTTGATGAACAACCAAAACCTATTGGTACATTATTTGACACTATAAATTATACTAATCTTAATGATTTAGATAAGTTTGTACAAAATTTAAATGGTGACCAATCGTTGTACTGTGTAGTACACGCAGCTAAATCAGCCCATAAAAGAGGTGTATTTAGTATTGAAGAGTCTGAAGTTATCTCAAGAGCAATAAGAGTATTAACTACTCCTCCTGAAAATAACGAAAAACCATTACCCGACCCTGAAGTACATAAAGCTGAGTAATATTAATTAAAAAGGGACATTGTCCCTTTTTTTATGCCTAAAAAAAATACATAATGAACAAAAGTGAAATGATTTCTAAAATTATAAAAAATGAAATGAATATAATGAACGCACGTAATAATGGTCATAAACCAAATGATGCTGATGAGTTTCAACCTTTAAGAATTGAAAATGAAATTTTAAGATGTTTGTATTTTGGAGAAGATTCTCCACATTGTATTAGAAATTATACCAATAAAAAAGGGGACCAATAAGGTCCCCTTTCATATTACATATTAAGATATATTATCTTAAAGAGTTCAAGTCAAATGTTCTAACTCCATCAACTACGATTGTACCATAGAAACGGTTATTAACCATTTTCTTAGCGTATCTCGTCATAATACCCTTTATCGGAGTAAAGTTGAACGGGTTATACATTGTAGGTGTCAACTGTAATGGTACATACGGTGCGTAAACGTACCCTGTATCCAATAATGAAGAACCTTTATGTCCCAATAAAACAGTGTTTGGTGGGAAGTAAGGGTCTCTGTACACTTGGTATCTACCTGATAATGTACCTACTCTTTCAATACCCATGTTGTATTGGTCTTGGTCTGGTGCCGCATTTGATACGTGGAAGTATTCCAAGTCATCAAAAATAGCTGATATTTCCGAAGAAACAACAACCCAGTTAGCTCCACCTCTTAATGTAGATTTGTGAATTTGAGCTGAGATTTGGTTAATCGCAGTAATCAATGTCTGATTCCAGTCTTTTTGGTTATAGTTAACTGAACCATTAGACACTCTCTTCCATCCGTTGTAATCCCAACGTAATGTCCAAGCCGCACCTTTTCTTAAGTCTCTTAAGATTTCACGGTCAATTTCAGCAGCCACTTGTTCTGATAATAAAGCTGTTAATTCAGCTTCAGCATCAATGTTATGGAATGCAGAAACATCTTGTGCTAATTCTGGAGACCACTGTGCTCTTAGTTTTCTTTCTGTAACCGATACAGTAACTGCATCAAGGTCGAAAGAAACTTCACCCATTTGGTCTTCGAATTCTAAATCAGCGTATACTCTGTAAGCCGCTTCAAAAGATGGTAGTGTTAATTCAGTAAATGTAGTACCTGTGTACCCATCTGTTGTACAACTAGGACATCCAAGTGCTGGTGTTGAAGTATCAATTGATAAATAGATTACACCGTTAGCAGTACAAATGTCATCATACTTTCCACCTGGTCCTGTGTAAGTTCCTGGAGGGAAGTTAGTTGATGCTTCGTCACCATAAGCAACGATACCTTTACCATACTTCTGTGTTACCACATTAAAGTTATAAAAAGTACCACCTGAACCTTTAACTTCTAATGAAGCTAAGAACTCTTCAGTATCTTGTTCGTTACCTGTTGGTCCGATTAATTTACCTTGACCTGCAGATGAGAATCCTGATAATGCAACTAAGATTGTTCTTTGGTTACCTGTGTAAGCAGATGCCGGTGCAACTACTAAATTAGAACCATTCCATACTACTGGTGTTACAGCTGTTGTAATTCCAGAGAATGCTCCTTTAGAGTAATCAAATAATCCTTCTGGATTTGAATTTGGTGTTGCTCCTTCGTAAAATCTGTCATAAAGGTTTTTACCACCGTTATAACCTTCTTCTGTTCCACCTGTCATTCCTGGTGCTCCGAAAGGTTTGTAGTGTTCTTGAACACCATTAACGTCTCTACGATTCTGAATTTTAGGTACAAAGTAGAATAATTTACCGATTGGTAAGTTCATCGCTTGTACTGATACAATATCATTAGCTAATAATTTAGAGAATACTCTTCTAATGATAGGGAAGACTACTGTTTCAAATGAACCTGAGTTATCTGATGCAGATGCTTCGTTTATTAAGTGAGACGCTTGGTTTTCATATAATTGTGCCATGTTCTCTTTTACGTGACCGTTAAGTCCTTCTAGGAATCCTAACTTGTCCCATTTGTTGATTGTGTCTTCTTTGATAACTTTTAGGTGTTTTAACCCAATATTACCAACAAGACCTGATTCTAATAATGCTCCCATTTTAGTATTTGTTTTAAGTTATTTTATTTTTGAAGTTTACCCATTAAATCCTTCATTCTCATAAATTGAGGATTTTCATAAGTTTTACTTTCGATAAGATTAGTCGCCGAACCTTTAGACGGAGATTTTTGTACTTTAGCTGAAACAGATTCAGTAACTACTGAAGAATTTCCTTTTGATTCTAAGTCTTCTTTAACTATCTTATATAGACCCTTTGATTCTTTGATTGTATCCGCAGAATCGAAACGTCTTAAAATGTTTATTTTTTCTTGTTTTGTTGTCGAATGCTCAGTAAACAGTCGAGTAGCGTATGCTAGATTTGAATTGAAAACAGCAACTTCATTAAGTTTTTCTTTAAAGATGTTAAGTGCCTTACGGTACTCTTCATTTTTTTCTCTTAATTGTTTTACTTCTTTCTCAAGTGATTCATTGTACCTTGCCTTATTAGGAATAGGGGATGGTCTTTTAAGTCCTTTGGTTTTATCAGATGAAGCTTTTTGTCCTGCGGCGTGACTTCTAATCATACCTTCTTTAGCTTCTTCATAATCTTTGTGTGATTTTGAGTCGTCACCTTTCTTACCACCAAACTCTTCGTTTGATTCATAATCCTTGTGAGACTTGGAATCGTCACCTTTTTTACCTCCGTACTCTTCATTAGATTCTTCATAATCCTTGTGAGATTTTGAATCGTCTCCTTTTTTACCACCATACTCTTCATAATGCTCATCTTTGTGATGTCTTTCAGCATCATAGTGTGCGTCTTTCTTCAACTTCTCAATTTGTGAGTAGTCGTCCTCAGCCGAGTCACCATAATAGTTTCCGTCATCTTCTCCGATTTCAATTTCATAAACCACTTCGTCTCCTTCGTTAGATTCGTAGTCTTTGTGTGATTTTGAATCATCACCCTTCTTACCTCCGTATTCTTCATTTGATTCTTCATAATCCTTGTGAGATTTTGAGTCATCGCCTTTCTTACCTCCGTATTCTTCGTTAGACTCCTCATAATCCTTATGAGATTTAGAGTCATCACCTTTTTTACCTCCGAATTCTTCGTTAGATTCTTCATAGTCCTTATGAGATTTAGAGTCGTCACCTTTTTTACCTCCGAATTCCTCCATTTGAATTTGATATTCAACATCAGCCTCTTCGTCTTTAAGTGTGATTTCGTCACCGTCTTGTGTTACAACGATTCCGTCTTCTTCACCCATAGCCTTGAAGACCTTAAGGATTTCTTCGTCAGATGCACCTGTTAAGTCGAGTGGTAAAAGAATTTCTTCTTCATCATCCACTTCTAAATCATCACCTGGTAAATCCATCATAAGCATTTCATCAGAATCGATTTCAATTTCGTCTTCATCCTCTTCGGATTCGTCTTCCATATCATCTTCATCTTCTATCTCCATGTCGTCTTCGATGTCAAGTTCGTCTTGTTCCTTTGTTTCGTGTTTAACAGATTTCTCCATTTTTTCACCTTCTTTTTGTTCTTCACTTTCCATTGCTTCGACTGACACTTCGTTTTCAACCTCTTCTTCAGATAGAGATTCTTTTACTAATTCACTGATTTCTTCCTTCATAGTAGAAGCAAGTATTCCTTTTGCATTCTCCGTAACGGCTTGCTCCAAATTTTTCATTTGTAGTAGCGCTTCTTCAACTAAGTTTTGTTTTTTGTCTGCCATTTTAGTTTTTTTTTTGCAAAATGTTTATTTATAACTTTTATTATAAATATGTAGGAATTAAAAAAAAATCGTTTTATAAAACAATAGGCAAAAAAAAATCGGGGATTACCCGATTTTAATTTTCAATATGTTAAGTTAATCTTATTCGATTACTTCATCAATTTTACTTTCAACACAAGCAGATATTCTCCAATCATATGTAAATCCTTCAAATACTTTAGTTACTTTAGCCTCAACATCTGTTACATTAATACCTTTAACTAATTTTTCTTCTCTGATTTTTTTAACTTTACCTGAATGCTCATCTGGCATATCATACTGAATTTTTGCTACAAAATACTTTTCTTCCATTTTATTTTTTTTTCTTAGTTTTAATTAATATCCTAAATAATCGGTTAATTTTTTCATTAAGTCAAGTGATTTTTCCAATCCTTTTCCAGATTCACTACTTGAACTTCTTTGTTTTGTTTCTTCTTCAATATTTTCGTCATACTTCATTCTATCGTCTTGATTAAGGAATAAGTAAGCTCCTGGTGTTGATGGTGAGGATACTAAATCAAAACAAATTAATTCGAAATCTTCTTGTACTTCATTTTTTTCACCTTTTTTAACTAAAGAACCTACGCCACGAGATGATACTCCCATAGTCACTCCTTGTCTCATAAGATTAGCTGCTTGGTCGCCGGGACATGATACTACTCCTGTTTTATGAAAACCTGGAGATGTTAATAATTTTATTTTACCCATCAAAACATTACCTTCCCACCACATATCAGTTATTAAATGTGATACTCGGTCTAAATCAATCAATGAAGATTCAGGATGGTTAAGTTCAGATATAGATAACCCTTTCTTTATTGCCTCCTCATATTTTTTAGCTTCTCTTCTTAATATTGGTTCAGGGTATATTCTACCGTTTCTATTTGGTGTGTCGTATTTTTGTAATACTGCGTAAAACTCAAAAGGTTTTGAATGGTCTAACTGACCATAAGATTCTTTTATAATATCGGCGTTACGTTTATCGTTTGGGTTAATAAATCCAGCGTCCCACTCGATTAAAATTCCTTTACCCGTATCATTTGGTCCTAATATTTTCATATCTTTTATTTTATAAATATGCTACGTTTATCATTATGTCATTAGATAAACGTCCCATTCACTTGTTTTAATAGGTGTTAATCTTAATATTTTATTTATTTCGTCGCTTATAAACATCTTATATTTCATAGCTAACTCACTATCATCACCTTCTCCAGACCAAAAAACATAATTATTGGCAAACTCAGTAACGTCTTGTCCGTTATATATTACTTTACCAATATTGACCTTAACACCTATATCCTCATCTTCAATACTT